ATTAAACGTTTCCAACGACTTCTTCAAAACTTACTCCAGTGCGAGTAGCAACGAAGGTAAGTCCAATGAAGTTGATTGATCTTGCAGGTTTTACGAAAATATCAGCCCTGAATTGATTTCCATCAATCACATCGGGAGTATTATTTGTTTCATCACAGATAACAACAAAATCAGTAATTCCTCTCTTTGATTTAACATCGCGGAGATATGGTTCAACAATGTTGATGAAGTTTGATCTTGTGATTACGTCATTAAATTCAAAAAGTTGTGATCTTGCTGCTCTTTCAATTGTTCCTTCAATTGTCAAGAACAAACGACGAACGTTGATTCTATCAAAAGCAGAACCATAAGAGAGTGCAGTTTTATCACCAAATAAGATGATTCCAGCACCAGGAGAGAAAATAATTGGATTAATTCTTCTCGGATAAAGTAAATCTCTTTGTGCTTGTGAAGGATTGTAAGCAAGTTTTACAGCACCATTGATTCCACCTCTGGAAGAACCAGCAGGAGAGAACCAAGGATATTGATTGATTGATGTTCTAGCCATCAATCCAGCAACGTCTGCATTACAAGCAATATATCTAAAGGTGTTGTTGAATCTATCAAACGTATACTTATATCCAGAATCAAAAACTGCATAAGAAGATGAAGTCAATGAATCAAAGAAATTAATAACGTTTTGTGTTTGTGTGTCAGAGTTAGTAACATTTACAACTCCATCTCTGTGTGGAGAAATGACTGCAATACAATCTCTTCTTTGTTCTGCAACAGAAATTAAAGCATTTGCTTTTGCTTGTGAATCATAAATTGTAGCACCACCAGAAGGTCCAGAAATTAAGAAATTGACTGAATATTCTGCTGGATTGGTGAGAATGTTATAAGATGAAATAATATTTGCGAGTGTTGCATTCATTCCACCACTTGCAGAATAATCAACACCACCAGTTAAATTGTAAGTTACATTTCCAGCAGCACTGAATGTGATGCCTTGTGCATTTACTCCCCAATTTCCAGTTGCAGTAGCGGTAAGTCCAGTAGTTAATGCAAATCCAGTAGCAGATCCAGTTGGTGCTTTACCAGCAAAAACATATGAAGATTTGTTTGCAATAGAATCTTTGTAATATACTGGTTCTGATGGTGAAATCTTACCATCAAGTGCTTTTGATAAGTAAGTATATTTTTCTAAAACATTTCCAGCAATACCAGTTACTAAACCAGTATCATCTACAACTACAAGGTGGAATTCGTCATTACGACCATTTCTTTCTGCACAATATTGTGAAGTTTTTGGTTTTTCTGCAATAGATTTCCAATAAATTGTAGTATTAGTAAGACCCAAAGTTTGTTGGTTATACCAATCTGATAATGTAGCAGAAGTAATTGAACTAGTTGTTACACCTGCTGTGGTAATTACTTGAATTGTATTTGAAACAGTTGATGACGTAGAACCTCTTGTGAAAGTAAACGTTGTTGTTCCAATACCTGCTGTGATTGTTTTATCTACATAAATTGCGCTTGTTCCAATAGAAACAACTGTTGTTCCTGCTGATACACTTGTTCCAGAAACAATATCACCAAGTTGAATTCCAGTTGTTACAATTCCAGTAATTGAAGCATCAAACGCTTCACTCAAATAACCAGAAGTTGTTGCAACTCCAACTGTTGTTGATACTGTAGATGTTATTGGAGTTTGGAATGCGTATACACCACCTTCAGTGTAAGAAACTTGCGAAACTGTTGTTCCTGAAATTGTTGCAGAAACTTTTACATACAATTCACTTGCACCTACACCAGTGATAATTCCTCTCAAATAACCAGTAGCAGAAGAAGTTGATCCAACACCAGCAATAACTCTACCATCAATTGGTTGAGTAATTCCCATCCCAACAGATACACCAGTAGTTGTCACGCCAGAAATGGTTTGATCTGCAAAAGCATCAATCGTGCAAACTTTTAAATTATTTGCCCACTTTCCTGGATTCTTGGCAGCATAATACCAAGATGTTGCAGTTTGTTGGTTGTTAATATAATCTTCATATGAAGAAATTTTAAGCGTAGTTGATGCTACAGAAACACCAGCATTTGAGTTATTTAAATTGTCTCCATCTGTTCTAATGACCCTAAGAATGCCACCATACGAGAGATACGATGATGCACCTAACCAGTACTCATATTGAGCATCAGTTGAAAGAGATTTACCGAATGTTTTGAGAAGATCGTTTTCAGTTTCAATTAAGATAGGAACATTTACTGGTCCTTTCTCAAATGGTCCTGCTATAGCGCCGACTTGATCATTAATTGCATCAATTCTCCCAATAGTTAAGTCAACTTCTCTCGTTTTGACGCCCGGAGATACTAAGTTTAGCGACATGTTTTTCCCTCTAAAGAAGTTTCATTTTGTCTAGAAGTATTTATAAATTACTAATTTTAGTTGTATTCCCACATATATGATCTATCACCGTATTCATCAATGTGCCATCTATCACCATCAACATCAACAAATGAAGTTTCTTCATTTATTCCATCAGAAATAAACCCAAAAGGAGACATATCTGCTTCAATCTGATCTTTTTGTTCTTCGTATATTCTTTTGCGAACATCATTGTCCGTCATTTCTCTAAAATAATCCTGAATGACCAACCAAGCAAAAATCACTAAACACATTGCCAAGTCATCATTACAACCTTCTTCTGCTTCAAACGATTGATTCTTTTGAATAAAGGTGGTTAATTCACTAATAATATCATAATCACTAATTATCAATTTATCATCTTCTATGATTGTCTTTAAATTTGAACATCCAACTTTTTTTACAGTTTTGGACATTTTTACACCAAGTTGAGATTTCTTTCCAGAAAATCCTTGCCCAACTAATTGTCCTGCCCTACCCCTCATTGAACACATTAAAATATTATCATATTCTAAATCAAAGTGAAGTATTGTTGATACTTGTTCTCCAATATCATTAACCTCAACTAAAACAAAACATTTATTGTATGCTTTTGCAACATCTTGTATGATATTTGGAAAAAGCATTGGTTTTATTTCATTATTTCTATATTTTGCAACAACTCTATATGGGAAAGTGGTAATATCAAAAACTACAAATGCAGAATAGTCATTACTCATACCTCTAGAAACGTCAACAGTCATCAAATAACTATTGTCCTCTATTGGTTCATAATATACATCAAGACCTTTATTCCTTTTTAATGGATCTTCATAGACCATTGATCTAAGTTTTGACGGAGTAATTAATGTGTCAACAGATCCCAAAAATTCGCACTCAAACTCTTGTGTGAATTGTCTTTCGGAAGTGTTTGCAATCGTTTGTCGTTTCCACTCTGCATCTCTTCCAGGCACCGCAGACCAATGGACTTCCAATGGAATATAACCATTCTTTCCTCTTTCAGCATCATGCCAAAGTTTATAAAACATATTCATCCCATTAGGAGTTGAGATGATAATAACTTTTGTGCTTTGTCCTGAAGAAATAGTAGGATATACAGAAGAGAAAAACTGTTCTGCAATGTGATTTGGAATGAACGCAAATTCGTCCAAGAAAATAATATTAAAAGAGTTTCCTCTAACAGCAGATGATGATGTGGATGCTGCTACAATTTTAGATCCGTTTTCAAGTTCTAAAGAACCTTTGTTCCAAGAACCAACACCTTGCTGCAACCACTTTGGTAAATTCTCATAAGACAGTTGCAATCTACCTAAAAGTTCTATTGCAGTTGCTGCTTTGTTTGCTAGAATTGCAATTCTTATATTGTCATTAAAAAGAGCATAGTGAAGAAGATACGATACAACAGTTGTTGATTTTCCTGTTTGTCTGGGAAGTTTTGCAATATTAAATCTATTTTCGTGAAAGTTTGTAATTAATTCTTCCTGAAAATCATACATACTGAATGGAATTAATCCCTCATCAAGAGAGACAATTTTAATATAATTTTTTGCAAAATATATTGGATCTTCTTTACATCTTATATACTCTTCAATATTTTCTTTAGTAAATTCAATTTGAACGTTTTCAGCTTTTAAATTTGGATTTCCCTTATAATGTTTTTCAACCATTATTTAATTATGTTTGTTTCTATTGTGAATAATGTTTCTTGTTGCTTGAAATAAAGTTTAATGAAAGATTTGGCAAGATTTTTTACAAATTTTATATCATCACAACTATCTATTTCTCTTGAAATTTTTTCATATTCAAATATTTTACTCAAATTATCAAGTTCAATACTGTTTGGGTCCATTTGCATCTCCAGTAAATAATAATGGTTTTGTTGGGTCTTTTGTTGATGGATTAAATGATAAGACAATTGCATTTGGATAAATTTTTCTTACTTCATCCGTAACTTGTTTTTTGGTTGGTCTTGTAAATTGTGGAAAAAACATTTGCGATGTAATATATTTTCCTCTCCAATTTAGTAGTATACTATAAGTTGTTCCACGAGTTTGTATCCTCAAATAGCTTTCATTTGTTGGAGTGACTTTTGCAATTGAAAACTTTTCCCACATTTTTGGACCATATGAACAATCAGACTTTACTTCATCTTTTTTGCATAAAGTGCAATATCTTTTTTCTTCAACTGCCTCTGATTTAGTTCCCCAATTTGCAGCACCAACTTTACGGCATTTGACTAATGCTCCAGAAGCATAAGCACTAGGCCAAACTTTATACCTCGATTTGACTTTTGTTTTACAGGCATCTTCTTCTACATACTCTTCTGTTGCAACATTTATTGCCTTACCTTTTCTGTCTGGGTTTGGATCTTCTTTTCTCTTTCTTCTTGCTGCTGCATTTTCTTCATCATCAGACATATTTGCAGCCATTTTTGACGAACCACATTTTGGTTTAGTATTTTGTCCTGGTTGCTTCGCACAAGGTTTCCCAGCATATTTCCCTCCCAATTGAACCCATCCTGGTTTTCCATCTTTTGATTTACTTTTGGAAAACCAATCGTGTAAAGAATAATCTCCTGATTTTCTTCCTTCACTAATGCCTTTCATTTTTTCTGGTTTGATTAAATCAATAACTTCCAAAAAAGTATTCCCATTTGCATCTTCAATTGTCACTGTCTCTTTAACATCTTTAAACTTTTTATGCTCTTTTTTAGCAGATGCTTCCATTTTTTTCAAACGAGTATAATAATCTGGAATTTCATCAAGATGTTGAAGAGCAATATCAATTGCTAAAGTTTTATCTTTTGTGTGTTCGTGTTCAATAGGAGCACCCATATCAAGTTGCTTCTGAATATCCGAGACATTCATACGATGTTTCCTTGCAATTTGCTCTACAGTTTTGTGTGGTTTTAATTGCTCATTAACTTCTGTTTCCGACTCTCCACTATCCATATAATCAGCAACAGTATCAATATAATCAGCAGCTTTCGTAATTTTTGATTGTATCCAAGCTTCTAAATTTCCCTCTCCATTTAATTTTTTTAATAATCTACCAATGGCACTTTGTGCAGTTTTTAACTCACTTCTTGCCATTGAAAATTCATAATCTTCCGATATGATGGAATTGCAAATCATCATATCTGTAATGAATCTCCAATTTTTAAAAGAGTTAATGCTCATTGTTTTTTCTCTACCTTTTATTATTTAGTTTTATCTTCAGGGTTTATCCCATTTTTAATTAATTTGTGGAGATCTGCCGTTGAACCAATGAATACAGAATTGTTTACTGTAGATGGTCGTTTTGTTTCTTCTTCTCTTATTTTTTTATTTTTTTGTTGTAAATCCATAAGTTTATCGGCAACGTCGGCAATATTTTTAATTCCTTGAAGTGCAACTTCAAAATCTCTTGCTTTTTCTGAACTTTGTGCTAATTCCAATATACTATCAATTGCTTCTTGTCCTTTTTCTAATAAAGCATAATAATGTCCTCTTGTGTATTCATAATCGGCATCTAAATCATTTTTATCTGTCGGTCTAGATAATTTTGATGGGGATCTTTTTACAATTTCCTTTTCTATGGGAGTTGCTTCTATCTCCAATGCTTCATTTATGTTATCAAATTTATTATTCATACATCAATACCTTTAGATGGACTATATACTTTTCCATCATTGTAATCGTAACGATATTCATTAAATCCAAAATCATCAGTTTGCTCTATTAAATCATCATCTAGAGAATTAATTAAATTAATATAACTTCCATTTGTGTGAGATTCAATTGGTGTGCTATCTTTGCCTCTTACTACAGTTATTGTATTTCCATTAATTGATTTAATCATCATTGATTCAGTATCAATTTGAATATAATCATCAATAGATAGATTTGTAGAATTTCCAACATCAAATTTTGTTATTTGATCGTCAATATTTTCTGATAATGTTGTAGTATGATCGTCATTATAATCTGTTATTGCTCTTGGCTCTGCAATATATCTGAGTTGTCTAGAAGCATTTTTAGTATTTGTATTGCTGTAATAATCAACTTGTACTTTTTTGATAAATCCTTCGTCGGAATTTGGAACAGGTCCAAATAGATAAGTTTTTGCTGTAAAATCTAATGTATAAATTATAGTTCTTTTTTCTTCATAACCACTATCATAATTATCTTTAAATGATACATCTTCCAGAATCATTGGAATATCTCTCTTTTCTCCAATAGAAGATACTAAATCTACAGAAAGATTGAAAGATGGTTGGAAATAAGGTAAAATTTGCTCTACAATTTGCAAAGCATCTTCATTGTATTGAGTCATAATAGAAAGTTGTATGCCTATGTTGTACGGAACAGGCATAAACATTTTTTTTATAGTTTTATTATCAGTTTGACTTATTGCTTTAAATGTTTGCATAGTAGAAATCTTTCTACTATTATCATAACGAATACTAGTCATTTCAAATGACATTCTTGGAAGTGTTATTGATACTCTTTTTCTTAAGTCTGGTTTTTGTTCTAATCTAGCAAGAAACTTTTCTACTGGACCATAAGCAATTGGAACTCTAATAATACTATAATCTTCATCATTTTGTTTTTTGTGCTTAATATCAATCGTATTAAAAAGAGTACCAAAAGCAACGATGGTATTTCTAATTATTTCGTGATAGTAGTATTGTCCAAACATAATATTAAAAGTTTTATTAATTATTTAGATTTAATAATCTCCAAAAGGATTTCTTTCACTAAAATCTAGAATATTGTCTGCTTCATCTTCTATGGAAATATTTTCTGCATATGGATCATACAAATCATCTCTGTCTATTGATAAAACTTTATAACTTGCACTATAACCACTAGTTGTTCCCAAACCAACGATATTTTCTCCAAGTGCAAATGTTCCACTAGCAACTTTAACTTCAAGTTTTCTAGTATCGGAATCCCATTTAGATACATAAGCAGTTGTTCCTGTTGAAACTCCCTTTACAATTTCATTAAATTTATAATTTCCATATGAACTGCCAGAAGGTAATGTGAATGTAATGGATGGTGCTGCTGTATACCCCGCACCAGCATTGATATATCCTATAGAAGTAACTTCTCCATCTGAATTTATAAACGCTTCTGCAGAGGCATTTGTTCCACCATAAGGAGCAGTGGAAATTGAAACTACTGGTGCTGATGAATATTCAAATCCAGAATCAATTATATTAATATTTGAAAGTGAACCATTAGAAAGGACTGCTTTTGCAATTGCTCCAGAACCAGAATTTGCTCTTATTGTTACAGTTGGTTCAATTGTATATCCATATCCTGGATTAATTATTAAAATTTTATCAATAGAACTTCCAGTTTGTCCAGAACGATGAGTCATAATTGCAACTGCTGTTGCTGAAATACCATTTGGTGAAGTTGAAATTGATACAACAGGAGTAGACAAATATCCAGTTCCATCATTGATTAAATCTATACTTGAAACTGATTTACCGATTGGAACACTTAAATTGATAGATGCTGTTGCAGAAGTTGCAGCAATACCAACCATATTGATTGTTGTAATATATCCAAAATCTTCCACCGATTCATCAACTTCAGATAGTGAGGTATCAATAATATCATCAGATGCATAATCAAATACTTCGCATCTCAATTCATAAACATATAAATTATTCAACTGATAGAATGGTGCTTTTCCTTCTACGTATTTAATTTCAAATATTGTATTATCTAATGGTAAATATATCAAATCTCCTTCTTCTGGTCTTGTAGATAATTGTACTTGTGTATCTCCACTTAAAAATGGACTTATAAAATCTTCATATCTTTCTTTTGAAATTATTAAAGTAAGTTGATCTGTAGTTTGAACTCCAAATTTTGATAATATATCTCCTTGACCACCAAATCCCTGATAATTCATCAAATATGCTTCAATTCTAAAAGAATCATCAAATTTTGATGCAACTATTTCTTTAATAACAGTTTTTTTATTAATAATTTTTCTAGGAAGGTATACTACATCTTGTCCATACATTCTTAATTGTTCATTAATTAAATCCTGAACTAATCTCTGTTCACCTGTAGAACCTTGTAGAAAAAATGGATTAAGTGGAGACATAATTATACTCTACTAAAGGTATATCCACGATGACGAGTTTGTCCTTTTTTATTCAAACACTTACAAATCGCACTAGTATCCCCACTAATATAATCTGCACATTCCTTTATTGATTGAAATTTTTTATTTAATTCATTTATCATAACTGATTTTGATGGTATATGATTTCCTTTACCTTTTTTTGTATTTGATATTTTTTTGCCTCTTTTTTTTCTGTCTTCAACCGACAAATTATCCCAAAATTTTTGTACTCCTGCAATATGATTATTATTTCCTTTTTTCATACGAGGGGGATTCTCTCCACCATCAGTTTTGTTATAAAGAATGCCTGTTCCCAAATCCTTTCTTCCATATTTTTTTATATACATTTTTTCCATTTGTATCGCATCTTCTTCTGTAAGATTATCTGCAACTTTTATTCTTCTTTCTTTTAGGGGAAGACTTATTCCAGGATGAGATTTACTATTTATCCTACCATTGCACCCTTTACCAACATAGTAAGGAGTACCATCTTCTCGGTTATAAAAGTAGCAATAGTATTTTTTCATATCTTAACCTATAAGGTCCATCGGTGGCAGTTCGTATTCGTACTTAAGTTGCTTCTCAATTTCATCTATTTCTGCAACTGCGTCGTCATAAATTTGTCTACCATTCAATTGAACACCACCAGGAAGCATAACTCCTTGGAATTTGATCATATTTTGACCCCACTGTCTTTTGATTAAAGATGTTAAATATTTTTTCAACCACCAATCATTATATACTTTTGGCGTATCTGATGGATCTATCATTCTATAGCAATCAAATATTAAATAATTTGTATCCCCCATTTGTGACCAATCAATGTCCATATACAACCTATGATTTTTTTTATTAAATCTTATTTGAACATCTGGTGTTAGAAGTCTACTCAAATCTTCCAAATAAGTCTTTGTCATTGCATAATTCAAAAGATCCAATGCTCCATAATAATATAGATCATTTAAAAATATTTGATATTTGATATTAAATAAACCACTAGATATGGTACTAGAATCAACTTTAAATACGTTGTTGACTCCAATAACATAGTCTGGAAGTTGTAAAAAATTATTTGTCTCTGTGTATGATACAGTAGTTACTCCAACATTTGATGATGCAGTTGAAGTTGTAACTCCTGTTTTTATTGTATTTACTTGATCTTTATCTAATTTGTGCTTTAAATATACTCTTTCAATGCCATCATAATGTCTTTCATTGTAATATTGAATGGCATCATCAACCAAATCATCTATTTGATCGTCATCAACATTAATTTCTAATACTGGATATCCAAGCTTTCTCAAGCAATAATCAATTAATCCTTGGCGAGATGATGGTTGCGACATTTTTTAAATTTCCGCCTCTTCGTATTTATCTTGATCCTTTTGATTCTTTTGTTTTGATCTAATCAATTCATCATATTTTTTTTGCAATTCAAGATTTGCCATAAGAAGAGTATTCTTTTCTTCTTCATAATCTTTTAAGATTGATTGTATCTTTGCTTCTAATAAAATATTTTGATTTGTTAATGATGATATTTTTTGATTATAAACATTAACTAAAATATTCACATCAACTTCACTATTCATATCAGAAAGTTCCTCCATCTAGGGTGTCAGTCCAAACAGGAACATTTGAAGCATTTGTCGTTAAAACATAATTGGATGTGCTTGCATATCCAATTTCTGGTGAATTTGTACTAGTCAACTTACCAGTGGAATCAAAATAAGATGATCCTCTAGTACTAATTCCAGAAGTAGTAAAGTTAAGTAAAATTGCACCAATGTCTAATGTTCCTTTAGTTCCAGTTACTACACTATTTGTAAATGTAGCATCTGGAATAAAAGTAAAATAACCATTACTATCTTTAAATCCAAAAAATCCTTTTTTGTAATTTGCAACACCAGATGAGGTATTATATTCAAATGAAATACCTCTATCTGTATTTGTGTCATAATAATGCTGTACTGTCAATTGTGTTGTAGTGGAAATCCCTGCAGTTGTAGCACCCTGTATAGTAATAACTTTTGATGTTGGATTATATGCAGTAACTGTTCTATCAGCAGATGTAGTTGGAAGACCATTTGGACCAGAAATAATATCACCAGTGTTAATACCTACAACGGAATCTAGTGAAATTGTACTTACACCAGAAGAGACTGTAGCAACAATAGTTCTAATACTTGTAATATCACCAAGATTAAAAATAGTTTCATTTGCACTTACTGTGCTTGAATTGATTGTAGTTGTAGTTCCATCTACTTGTAAGTCACCCTTAATAACAACTGTTCCTTGATTACTTAAACCATCTGGATATGGATCAATATAAAGTATATTTCCAGTACCAGATCTCGTTGAAATTACGTTTGAAGAAATTCCAACTCCATCAATAAATGCTCCACCATAATTTACAAATTGTCCTGTTTGAGTAATATTTCCAGCAAATGTTGTAATTCCAGTAACAGATAATAAATCACCAACACCATTGCCTAAAGTTGTATTTCCTTGTACTGTTAAATTTCCAGTAATTGTTTGATTTGTGGTTAGATAAAGATTACCACCAACATAAAGATCGCTAGAAATTCCTGCACCACCAGCAACTGTTAATGCACCAGAAGTTGCCGAAACAGCATTTTCAGTTCCCTTTACTGCTAAATTACTAGCAAAAGTACCAAAACCAGCAGAACTTACAACAAATTTAGATGATCCACCAATTTGCAAATCAATTAATTTGGAATTGGAAGTTGATTGCGTATTTGTGATATTGACTTTAATTGCATTAAAATCTATACCAGAATTATTCCAAGTTCCAGTTGCATTTAGAATTGGATTATCTGAAGATAATGATCCTTGGGTTATTGTAGTTGATCCATTTGTCGTATCAACTACAAATCTATTTGTAGATCCATCATTGATATTAAATGTTTGTGATGTTCCTCCAGTAAGAGTTAAATCTCCAGTACCATTTGGATCAATGACAACATCGCCATTTGAATTTGTTGATGATACTGTATTACCATCAAGTCTTAAATTATCTACATTCCATTGATCAACCTTGCCACTCTGATCAACAATTGCGACAAATCCATTGCTTGCTGTTGTTGGGTTTGATTGACCAGCAACTAAACCAGGTCCAATACTTAAAAGATCTGTATAATATCTACCACCAACTACCTGTGGATTTGATGCATTATCACCAGCAAATAATCTACCACCAAGATTTCCATTAGTGCCTACACCAACGGTGAGACCAAGTTCACCAAAATTTAAACTTCCTGGAGCTGAAGTTCCTGTAGATCTTTTAACTCTAATTATACTTGCCATTAAAAGCTACCTCCGTTGATGTCCAAATTTTGAGTATTTCCTGGTGTTAAATTTAAAGTCGCTTCCCATTTAGATACTGATGAATTATAAACTAAAACCATTCCGTTTGATAATCCACCAGTGATATCAACATCAGATAATCCATTCAATGTTCCTCCTCCTCCACCAAATGAGGAAAGAACTTTTATTGCATTTTGTGGTCCAACTCTTACTTTGATGTCTGCCATTTTTTTTAAGTGGTAATTCCGGCAGTAACGATAGCACTTCCTTCAACAATTCTGGATTTGGTTGAACCATCATCCAATAATATATCATAACAATATCTTCCAGGTTTTAATGTGGAAGTAATGGTTGATCCTAAAGACAATTTTACTTGTCCAGCCATTCTGTCAGGAAATGAAACTGCAAATGATGCAGTAGTTCTCAATGATGCTGGATGTTTTTTCATCAAACATGAACCAGTATATCCAGTCAAATTCAATGGTGAATTTGAAATATTTTCAAGATTGAAAGTTTGGGAAAAATCACTTCCAGCATCAATAATTATGTTACTGACATATACAGTCATTACTACATTCAGATAGAATCTTTCTTAAGTTATTTATAATTCATTTATTCACAATAAAAGTCAATAGTGATTTAATTTCACTTAAATCACTTTTTATTGAATTGACTTCATCTTTTAAATTTTCAAATTCTTTTTTTTCTTTGTATTTTTGTTCTGATATTTTTAAAAATTGATCATATTCACTTTTGTTTTTATTGACAATTGCATTAGAATTCAAATCTCTAATTAAATTTCTATCAGTTTCTACTATCAAATAATTATTCATTCTGCTGCATATGAACGAAGAGCAATTGACCTAAAGTTTTTAATTCTAGGTGGTTTTGATTGATCATTAGAAGTCATAATGATTTTAATCATAAATCCATTAAATTGTGGTAGATTTTCAGCAGTAAATTTATAGTCACTAAATTGATTTAAATTATTATTTGGATTTACTGTTTTGTCTGGCGATCCATCAGTATTGAATGGAGTATAAATTTGTTGGAAATCTGAATTATCATTTCTATAAAGTTTATACATAACTCTAATATCTGCTCCCGCAAATTTATGCCCATCAAATTGAACATAAAGTGAGTTTGATGGGAACTCTAAAGATATTTTTTTAGTTTCATATATTCCAGAATTTGGATCATTTCCTGGAATTTTACATCTACTATCAGTCTCAAAGTTATCAACTTTATCATCAACCAAGTTACTTATTGTAATAATATTTGCAGTATTCAAATCAATAAATGGCGATACATCTTCTTTTGTTGTAGATAAAGTCATTTCAAGTGCAAATGACTTTTGATTTGAAAGTAAATTATATTCATTTACTTTAGATGCCACAATTCTTGGACTATTAAGGTAATTTAATTTGTTTAAAGAAACATTTTCATATCCTTGATCTGTAAATGATGACTCATTTCCGCTGATACTAGTCCCTGAAGTTGTTTTGATTCTTGTTGTAATATTTGTTCCCGAAGGAGTAATTGAATTTACTCTTGGAGAAATAACTTCAAATGGGATATTTTGAGAAACTTCAAGATTTTTTCCACCACCAGATTTTGTGGTTTTAAATGATTTTGATGTATCTGCTAATTTTAAATAATAACTATCAAATGTTTTTTCTCTTGAATCAATATTATGTGTCTTATTAATTTTTCTCAATGAAACAGAGTTAAATTGATAAGTATATACCAATGAGTTTGCTACGTGAGTTGTCTTTAAACTATTGTCAATTGCTCTTCCAGTAATTGTAATATCATTTCCTGAAATAGAGTTATAAGAAATTATTTCATTATCAATTAACAAATAACCAGTATTGGCAACACCTATAGCAGAACCTTCAAATGAAGTTAATATTCCAGCATTACTTACAGTTATTGTTGTTGATGTATCTGAAATGGATGAAGAAAGAATAGTTGGAGATATATCACTATTAAAATTAATTACTTCCAATTTATTTGAACTTGAGTGCATTCCATGATTTCTGTGATCAAATAATAATGTATATCCATCTCTAATTGGATCACTATTGACAGATGTTGGGGCAGCAATTCCAGAAGATGAACCAGTTGAATTATAATAAGTTAATGTATTTGAAGTATTAAATGATCCATTCACATCATCAACAATTAATAGGTTTGTATTTGTTACAATTCCAACTGTTGCTCTTACACCAGTTCCAGTATTTCCTAATTGATTTGCTAAAATCAAATCACCAACTCTATATCCATTTCCTCCACTTGTTACATTTAAATTAGTTACAGAACCACTAGAAACAGTAACTGTTGCAACACAAGAACTTCCATAACCAGTTATTGCACTGAATCCAATTCCAGTAAAAGTTCCATCAGTTAATCCAATTCCAGTAGAAGATACAACTAAAGAAGTTGTTCCCAATCCAACTGGTCCACCATAATCAAAAACATTACCGTAAGATGATGTTTGAGTTAAACTATTTCCTTGAGAAAATGCAATAGTTGTATTTGCAATAGAAACATATTGTCTCTTGGAATATGAAGTTACTGGATTTTCTTTTAAAATCTTACCTTTTGGAAGATCTGAATTGTAGAATATGAAACTAGATGGAGTATTTGTTACAAACTTTGCCTTAAAGAGTTTGAATTTCAAATCTTCAAATTGACTTGGATCCCAAGTTGATCCATTTTGTGATTTAAACAATGAACCCATATATGGTTGCTTATTGCTTATTGAACCAAGAATTAAATCTTCTTCACCGACTCTAGATGTAAATGTTAAGTATTTGCTGGTAGGTGATACCAAAACAAGTGCATATTCATATCCAGATTGCAAATAGACTGGAGTTGAGAATTTGAATGTAGTTGGAGCACTTCCATCTGTAGAAAGTGTAATATCTTTTGGATCTACTTGAGTTTCTCCAAAAGGAACAATTACTCCAGTAGGAGAACCATCTTTCATAGTTCTAATTTGAATTGTTACTGGAGCAACTTCATCTTTTGTTTTAAAATAAACTTCTCCACCAGTAACAAATACTCCATCTTGATATTTGTTCCTCTCAATTAAGAAAGATTGAGCAAGAGGATCATACCAACCAGTATCAGAAACATTTGTTCTAGTTTCAATTCTATTTTCATCAAGATTTTGTGTTATTTGTGTGATTGGTTGATCAGAACCAATTTGCTTTCTTTCAATTTCTGGAGTTTTGATTGAAAGTGTTTGCTCTTGAGTATTTTGTGCATAACCAGTAGCAAAATAAGTCGTTTGTGCAGAACTTTCTCCTGGATCTAAATTATTTGCATTTGTTGAACTTGTTGTAATTCTAATTGTATTTTGTCCAGTGGTAAATTTAGGATTACTTGCAATTTTTGGATCTGGGATAAACAAAGAGAAAATAAGAGTTCCTTTCTCATCACTCTTTAAACTCAATTCATTAACAACAGCTTCAGCAGTTCCAGATTCATTTGCTATCACAGAACCCTTTCTGACCCACCCAGAACGTGTTGGATCTACTAGAAGTGCCAAATCCCCAGTATCAAGGTTTACGAGCGTACTGGTGCTTGAGTATGATGTTCCTAGAGGTGATAGTGTGTATGGATCTGCACTATAAGTTACAGTTGGAGATTTGAAATCACCAAATTTATGATTAAGTTGTGCGACTCTAAATTTAATTTGAGGATTTCCAACTGATTGTGTTGCTACTGAAGTTCTTACAATATCAGAAGTTGTAAATGACCCTCTTGTCATTGTAATTGGTAAAAGTTTTGGAGTGCAATATTCCGTTACATCTGTATTTTCAAAGAAAACATAATATCTTGTATTTGGTTTTAATTTATTTCCAACTACTTCAATATTTCTAGAACGACAATTATATAAAACGTCAACTCCGATAACTCTATTTCCAAGACTTATTTTTTCTTCACCTGCAGTCAATTGCAGACCAAAAGTTTTGTCTACTCCTGTTTGTTTGATTGTTTGCAAATAATCATTAGAAAATACATTAGTGGTAGTAGTTACATTTCTTCTTCTTGGTACTCTACGTCTAGATTGCTCATCAACAACATTATTAGATGAAAGTAAATCGCTATTAACTAATTCTTCTTTAATTAATTCTTTGCCAGTCCAAGTTGTTTCATGTGAATTCCAATAACTTGCAGACATTCCACCATTTTCTCTATCCTCTACTCCAAGTAAATCTGCAACAGCACCAAAAGCTGAATCAATTTTTATTGCATCTGGAGTTTCTAACATAACTTCTTCAATCCAGAAATCAGATACTGGAGTGAGTTCAATTGCTCCAGCATATAATGCTATGTGGAAAGGATTTATATTTTCCGTTCTACTTGCAAGATTTTGAACAATAAATGGAACTTCGGTATATTTTAAAGTTAATCCTGCACCATTTCTTGTAATATTGTCAGATTCAAAATCTTCAATCCAACGATAGTCAGAATTTGTTGGATTTGCTAAAGATGATTTTGTTTCAAAAATCAAAGAAACATTTCTTTCTGTTGATCTTGGTCTGCATTCTCCATTTTCTATATCAATATCAAATTTAGAATCACCAGTCAAATTGTGAGATTCGTGATTTCTAAAAGTATCTACAAAAAATCCTGATTTGAATTTATCAAGTCCAGTATTTGGATCTTTGATTGAAAGATTTTTTGTATCAGTTTCAAGTAAAGACAGAGTTGTATAATCTTCTAATGTTTTAATTCTGGTCTCAAGATTTCCAATATCATTCATAGTATACCTCTTGTGAGGTATAGTTTTTATTGAACAATCATTAGTAGCATTGATTACATAAGGATTCATTGAAATTGTTGCAACTTCAAATCCTTCATTATTTGGAACAGGAAGTTTTGGATTTTCTGATGGTTCTCCTTTCTTTATTTCAAATAATCCATCTTTAGTTAAATATAATCTATCCAATCTTCCAAGATAATATGAATAATCAACTACAATTGTTTCATTGGAAACAATACTTTCAGAAGAAGATCCTGAAAAATTTCTACTTGAGAATGAAAATGGTGATAATGTGCTAGATGTAGAATATGGTGAAACTTTTGGTCTTAAATCAATATAGTCAGATGCTCTTACACCTAATACTGATGGTATTTCTTTAGAATAATTTAATGAATTGTAGCTATTTACGGACTCTACTGTTCCAGATGCTTCATTGTTCTGATAATAATCAAAAATAATGCTTAATTTTTTAGTTGGTTCTGAATTACCAGATGATCTTATAATTCTTCCATAATCTGCATATTCTAATCTATACCCATCGTCAAATTCATAATTTCTGACAATATTTCTATCTCCAACTATCAAAATACTAATGGTTGCAATTATAGAAGAAGTTTTAAATGTTATTGTTTCTCCAATTTCAAAAGTTTTTTCATTTTCATATACAAATCTTATTTGATTTGATCCATCAACATATACAACACGAGCAAGTGCTCCAGAAGAATTTCCAATAAGTTGTTCTCCAATTTTTACATTATTTGTAAAACTATCAGATTGAGATGAAACTGTTAATGATGGTAAGGTTGGATTGCTGCTATCATTAGATTCAAAAACACCTAAAATTCTATAGATGTCTGGATAATTTAATGAAATTTCATTATCTTGTACTCTAGTTCCATATACTGAACTATACGTAAGACCATCATTAAAAGTAGTTGATCCAATTCCAGATCCACCATATTTTGATCTATTTACTATTAATTCATTACATCTAACTAATGTTTTTTCTTTAGATGAAAGTGATGTTCTTTTTACTGTACATGATAAAGTTGCATTTCCAGTTCTAGAAAGACCAGAAATAGTTAATTCTCTTAAATTCACACTAAACGATACTTGTGCGTTAGTTAAAACTTCTTTTTGACCTGATTCCCAAGTTAAAATATAATTATCTTCTTTAAATGGTTCAAAATAAATATTATTATCTCCAAGATCACTCAAATAAAATGTATATGTAGATCCTGTAATATTTTTTGAAATTTGTTTTCTTGCAATATATGTAGAATCTAATAAATTAATTGAAGAAACGTATCTATTCTGTAAATTAATTGTATATCCAGGATCAGAAGCATTTTCTAATGATGGAATTGCAACATCAAAATCAATAACAGTTAAATCTGATCCAGAAGAAGGAAGACCACCTTCACAAACTCCAGTAACTGTAGATACTCCAACAACTGTTAACTTGGTTGCAGAAACATTTGATACTCTATTATATGTGATTGTACTAAATCCTGGTCTGGAATATTGTACGATATTTCCAACTTGTACTAGTGATCTAAAATCTGAAACACTTGGACTTGTTACTGTACTAACTCCTGCAGATCCTGAAGTAATTGTAAATTGACTTGTTTCTGTAAAAACTTTTGCTTTTTGATCCAAAACCAAATCAGAAGCAAAAGTTGATACTCCAACTATTCCATACACTGATTTAACATCAGTAAAGTTATAATCTATTACTGATGTTAAATTTCTACCTGCATTGATCCCATTAACTATAATTGGTTCATTAATTGTGAAATTTCCTTTGGTATCATATATGGTTAGAGTTGTTCCATTTGAAATTGAATTTTTTAAAAATCCAGTTGCACCGCTATATTGACCTTTAATGTGGGAATCTGCTGATGCAGTGATTCCAAGTCCTATCGTAACTGAAGTATATGTTTGAATATCAAAAAGTCTCAAATCATATTGAGCAGTTGAAAGTCCAGAAACAGATCTTTGATTGAAGTCATAAACTCTAGCAATACCAATGGTTGTTGCGGATCCAATTGTACGATTTACATTCAATCGCTGATTTAATAAACTTACTGTATATGTCGTGGAAAATCCAATTTTTGGAGATCCATACACATTGGTTGTTTTTACTAAATTTCCAATCTTTATTGGTAAACTTACATTTTGCTTTGATTTTGTAGTTCTTGGTTTTACTGAATCTATAGATGAGGTAGATAATTTGTCAATATCATATCCTCTAACATATGCTTTTCCTGGAGAAACTTGTAAAACAAAAATATCATCAGAAGGGGTATTTCCATTTTGCGTTAATTGATTTGCATAATATACACCTCTATTGGAAATTCTATCATTCAAAGATTCTCTTACATCAATGGCAAATGGAGAAATGTAATAATCTCCAGACTCTTCAAATGTTCTTTTTGCTAATTCTTCTTTAAAAATATTTAATTCTGTTTTATTGACAAACTTTTGTAATGTGCCTTGATCTACACGAATCAATTCTATAAAATTTTGATCATTTAAATCAGTTAATTCTTTCTTGTATAAACTTACACTAATCTTGAATCTATCAGCACCTGGAGCTGATTCGTTTGGAAATCCTTGAGCATTGTCAAACAGATCTGAATTTTCACTTGATGCTGAAATAATTTCTTCATTGATCAATAAACCAATTCTATAACTAGGTGCATTGCTATATTGGTCTAAAATTATTGTTTCTTTTTGTACTTTTACAAAATATCCTCTTATGAAATAAACTCCTTCATTAATTGAAGCAGAAGATCCAATTTTAGTTGCATTTGAATTTATGCATTTTGCAAATGAACTATTTGCTGAAATTTTAGTTAAAGAATAATCAATATCTGAAAGTGTGATTAAATTTTCACCGTCAATAAAAGTTTTTACATTTGGATCTATTCCCGCAGATTTATATTTTACGTAAAGAGTATCAAATCCATCTATAGATTCTGTATCTGTAATTCTATTGACAACAGTTGCGGTTACACCAGAAGTTTCTCCTTTGATTTCAATCTCTTTTGATGATAATATATTTGTATATTCTTTTACTGGTATATTTAAAAAATATGGATCTATTCTGACAGCAAAATATCTATCATCATAAAAAGTTGCTCCTGGAATAACAACTGATCCCTCTTTGAAAAAATATTGACCAAATTTTTCAGTTTGATTTTGAAGAATTGATTGTAAAGTGTTTAATTCTCTGGATTGAATTGGAAATCCAGGTTTGAATAAAACTTTCTTGTAGTTTTTATTCTCATCAAAATCATCAAAATATGGAGAGACATTTAGATTAGTGTTTTGTGTCATTTCTTTAGAATTCTACTACAATTTTTAATTCTTCTTTTTGTGAAGCAGATCTCGTGATTGGAGATCTGTTGTCAATGTAAATAATTTCACCATAATATTTTTTTATATCTGGATTTGAAATTCCTTTGTCAAAAGTTTGTCCGAGTTGAATTACTTTTCCTCCAACTGTAATATTATTGCCCCCAAATGATTCATCTACAATTAATGGAGATCCACTGACGGTAGAACAATTTATTGTTGTTCCAGAACCAACAAATGAATTTAACTTATAACCATATGTAGACAATGTTGAGAGACCAACTGGCTGATAGTATTTCAAAACACCAGTATTTCCACTCCAAGAAGCAACATATCCAACCGCAGTGGATCCAACTCCAACAGATTGTGTTATTAATGCATTTATTGGATATGATGTATCCGATGTATTGCCAGCTCCCACTGGTTTTAATTTCAATGCACCAAGATTTGTTGCTGTGGAAGTAGTTATTGGTTCCATGGAAGTATTTATTGATTCTACTTGATTCCCATAAACAACTGGATTTTTAATTATTCCAATTCTTGAAAAATTATTTCCAATCACATAATCTGGATCTGAATCATATTTTGAATAGACCATAACCCTATATGATCCAAGTTCTTTGTAAATATCAAATCCATGACCACCAATAGGAGGAATAATTACTTCCAATGAACCCCCAGAACCTCCTGTAACCTCTACTGGAATTACTCCTATTAAACCAACTGTTCCAATACTAAAGTTTATGAATCCTCTAGTATAATTAGAACCACCATTTGTAACTTGTATTGTTTCAATTTGTCCACTATTAATGTTTATTGACACTGTTCCTCCAGTTCCATCTCCCAATATTGGAATATTGCTAATAGTTCCATTTGAACCACCACCACCAGAAAGTGTATAACCTAATCCTCTATTCTTTATAATTGCAGTATGTATTTTTCCATTCACTGCAGAATTTTTAATAGATTCTGTTGTTGAATCTCCCCAAGTTTTTGGTACGGGAATATAATTTTCAGTTGTAAATTTTAAAATATCTGATGGTAAAATTGTATAAAGATATTTCCACAAGTATCCATCATCTCCTGCTTGTTGTGGATTTGTGTCTACAAAATTTGGTTCATATAAAGATTTTTGTCCATTTGGATATTCTGGATTTGATCCATTATTTAAACAAATGTATACTTTATATTCAGAATTGATAACATAAAATTTAGATTCATATAAAGTTTTTGCATCAGTTTGTGGAGCAGGTTTGTCAATATTATAATCATTTCTATACATATCATAACTTACACCAGATTCCCAGTTTACTCTAGGAATAATTCTAGCAACATCATTAGAGGTTATTCTCTTCAAAAATAACATACTATCAAAGTATGAATTTTCATCCCTAAATGAATCTTTTGGTTCTGGTGGATCTGTTTGCCAATCAGAAGTGCCATAATTTTCAATATTTGTATTTGTAGGATTTGGATGAGCCAAAAAACTATAATAATAATTTGTTGTAGTGCCAATCCCAGTAAAACTTTTAACAAAAGTTTCAGTGTTTAATATTCTGAATTGATCAGTAATTATAGCGGGCATTTTGTATCTTTTTGACTATTTATACTTTAATTAATAAGTTAATCTCAATTGCAATAATCTAGAAACGTGTGCTGACGTTTCAATTCCAGCAGTTCCATTTTGATTATAAAATTCAAATGATTTAGAATTTGAATCTCTGGATATATTAATTGTGCCCCAAGTATAGGTTCCATAAGAATTAAGTTGAGGTAATGTGGATGTGTTTATTCCAGAAATAGATTTTACATTTGAATATACACGAAGGGTGCTTGATCCAACAGAAACAATATTACTTGCATAATAAACATTATCAATAAAACTATTACCAATGGAAACAACTGAAGATAAATTATTTTTTATAGAAGTGACTCCAGATCCAATTATTGTATTCTCTATAACAAAATAATCTCCTGTTGAGATTCCTGGTCTACTTACACTTCCAGAAATATTTGGATTTGGATTTATATCAAAAATAATCATAGGAGATGATGTACTTATTCCAGTTGAACTTGTTGCAATTCCAACAATAATTCCATAATCACCAGAATATGTAACTTTTTTTATTTTTTCAGTAACTGCAGTAGTTCCCAAACCAACAATAATAATGTCATTTAAAGTTTGCGATAGATCATCCAAATTATTAAATAATGGATATGTATTTTTCACATAAATTTTTCCATCTGTTGACGCAACAGATGCAATAATATTTGTGCTTGGATATATTTGTGACTCCAAATAATCTCTCTGTTTTGATATTTTAATTCCATCAATAATAAGATCAGAAGATTGTTTTGACCAAACCACTGGTCTTAAGAATGTAGAATCGGTGTTTATTCCCACACCGCCATAAGTTTCCGTTTCAACGGTATCTGAAGCAATTAATTCATAAATGATTCGTTCATTTTGAGATGGAACATTGTTTTTCTTTTGTAGTCTCAATCTATCTCCTGGTTTTACTGATTGAGTTACATTAATAACAAAATAATCTTGAGAAGATCCAACATAAAAATAAATTTTTAATTTACTTCCATATTTTGGTGCTTCTTGGAATGTAATTCTAGTTCCACCATCAAAAGTATAATCTGTTTCTGGTTTTTGCAATACATCATTTAAGAAAATGAGTAAATTATTTTTCAAAATAATTCCAGAATCTTTTTGTGCGTTTATACTATAATATTCTTTAGTGATTATAGTTCTTGTTAATAAAAATGCTTTTCTGACTCCATTGAATAAATTGCTAAAATCATCAAGTTCTAATAATTGACCAAAAGTCCAACCAGAGAATTTGCTTTGATATTTATTTTTTACTGTAATTTTAAATGCAGAAGTTCCAATTCCAGTTCTGAATGGTATTCCAGAAAGAGTCAACACATCACCGATATTGTATCCATATCCACGATCCTGTAGGTCAAATGAAATTATACTTCCCCCAGTACCAACTACTACATTCATTTTTGCTCCAGTTCCATTACCACCAGTCAATGGTAGATTTTTGTATGGATATGGTTCATCTATAGTAACTATAGGTGGACTGGAAGTTGTAAACCCACTCCCTGGGTTTACTATTGTAAATGAAGTCACAATTCCATTTGTTATTGATGAAATAATTGATACTCCAATTCCAATTCCAAGTGTATCTGCAATAGAGACTCTAGGAGCGGCAGTATAACCAGATCCTCCAGTTGATAATCCTATAGATTGGATTGTTCCACCAGCAGAAACAGTTACATAAGATAATGCTCTATATGGTGATTGATATCCACTTCCATTTGTTGCATCAAATTCATTAATTACTCCACCTCTTGGTAGATCTTTATAATCGGATCCAGTAAAACTAATTGTTTGTCCAGTTCCTACAATTTGATAATCTGATTTTAAAATAGATCCAACATCACCATAAAATGGTCTTTGAAAAATATTATTAACTAAAACAATACCAAAACTAGTTTGTATTCCAGACAAAGTTATTCCATTTGTTTTTAAATTAAATTTATTTTGAATACTATCAAATGATTCTGAAATATCATCAATAATGTGATTTGTATCATAATTTAAACGATAAAATACTCTTCCAGCAAAAGTTGATTTTGATGTCAATGAACCAATTCCCGTTGGACCATAAGGAGCATCTGAAAAATAAATTGTACCTTTTTTTATTATATAATCACCAGATAATACGGTAACTGCTGCACCAACAGTATGTGCGGATGCAACAGATCCCATATAACTTCTGACAACATTGAGAGAATTGGTTGACCCAACACCAACTAAATTGACTTTAATGATTTCATTTTCTATTTTTAATAATGATTTTCCTTGAATTTTTGCAATATTATTTAAATAAATTATTGTTGTAGATAATCCAACTTGAGTAGATAAACCTACTGATATATCTTTTTTTGATAATGGGCTTTGAATTATATTATCAACAGTAATTAAACATCTACTTGCAGCCAATTCTGATTCAACTGAAAGACTGTGTTGTGTTCCAATACCAGAAGAAGTGAATGTTATTGCTATTCCAGAAGATGCTTGAGATGATCCTATTGCTAGTTTAATCGTATCTTTGGATATTTTGATAGCATACACATTGGATGGTAATATGGTTGTTGTTCCAACACCAACTATTGTGGTTGTTACAATTCCAATTGGTGTTCCTCCATTTGAAGAATATTCTAATATCTCACCAGTATTGAATTCATGATCAGAAATTGTTATTAATGATGAAGATGTTGTTATTCCAGAAGATTTGAAAATTTTATATAATAATGTATTTCCATTGTTATATAAACTAAATGAAGTTAATCCAACAATCTGACCACCAAGAGTAGTTGATATTCCTGTAAATTGTGAACTAATATCATCAATTTCTAAAACTTTATTTGTTCTTGATTCATTGTAGTCCGTAATAATTTTAGAATCAAATTTAATTATCTTTGATAATGATTGATTGCTAGTATCTTCAGAAGCAAGATCATAATACAATCTATCATTTACTGAAGCTAAACTTGGAATTTCAACATTTAAATCAACTTGCGAATCAGTTGATTTTACAGAAGATGTTTTCCCAATACCATTTAGTATTTCTAAATTGGAAAAGTTTTTAAATCCAGATGTATGAGTTAAACTGTTGACTGATTCTTTCCATGCATCATATTCAACTTCTCCCTTTATGGAATATGAAAATCTTTGATAATAATCACTATCTTGAATTCTTTGATTATCAAAATTTAATTTTCCTTTATCTGTATTCCAATCCTTATCTTTTTTGACGGTTGAATTAACATTTAAATCAAAATCAAATGAATATGTAGAATCAATACTTGATTTGTAATTTCCTATAGATCCTTTTATTTGATCATTTTCATTAAATTTTCCATCAATATCAATAATCTTTAAAGTTTGTGCTTCTGAATCCCAACCATTTTTAGAAACATATGCAGTTGCATTATCACTCAATTGAGTTATTTTTTCTCCTTCTATAAAATTAATTTTTTCAAATTCTGCATTAAATGTTGGCAAATCAGTTAGTTTTATAACTCTACCAAAAATTTTTGTTGAATCAAATAATCCACCAGTATTGCCAAGACCAGAAATTGAATACCTAACATACTCTGAACCAGAAATTGTATTAATTCCAGTGACTGTAAAATACTTGTAGTCATAATCACTTGAATTATAACCATCAGATGAATCAGTTATTAACACATTTTCTACAAAAATTTTATCACCAATATTAAATGGAAATTCCGTAAATCCTGAAATTGGTGATTTTAAATACAAAGTATTAAGTTTAGAACTTGATGTTGCATTAATAATACCAACTCCATTTGAATTGTTGATTGGTAAAATTCTAATGTCATTTGTCAACCCACTATCATTTGAAATAATTTCTATTTTTGATATAGAACTTCCTTGCAATGAAGTTCTTGTTAAAATTGATGAGTTTCCAATAGCAATAACATTTGGTGGAGAAGTATAATTTTTACCACCAGTAGTAATTCCAATTGTTTTTAATTTATATACATTTTTTAATCTTAAAATAGTATATGCATCTGCTTTTGGTTTTAATGTTTTATTATTTGAAAATTCAAGACCTTGATTTATAACTCTAACATCTTTTATGGTTCCAATCTCATTAGATTCAATTGAAAGCAAACCATTAGATCCTTCAACCGATCTTATGGAAGATATTTGAGGTATTTTTTCTAAATTCAATCCAAAATTAATTGTTTTTATTGAAAATATTTTTCCTTTCGTATTTTGGGAATCTGTAGAGTAATATGCAGTTGAAAAACCGGATGCAACATATGATGTTGTCTCTGCTGTTCCAACTAAAGTAAAATTAAATGAAGTTGTCCCAACTCCAGAAATAATATGAGACCCATTGTATATTGATTCTTTTACTTCTATTAATGAATAATTTTCAACATCAGTATTTGTTGATGTCGGATAAGTGTCAGTAAACTTTATATCTTTTCCTTCAACTCTATAAAAGAATTGATTTGCAATTGAATCACCAATAGAAACGTTTATTTTTGATGAAGGATTTGAATCTCCAATTGTTCCATATTTTCTTATTAAAGTTGAATTATATTCTGATTTGAATTCTTTATCATAATAAAATTTAATATCATATCCAGATAAGCTAGTATCTGATACTGCTATAGAAACATTATTTCCTTTATAGAAAGTTAACTTTGGATTGATTAATGATAAATTATGAGTTCCTGAACCATATGAAGAAATACCAATGTATTCATAATCTAGTTTGGAAGAATTGTAATAATTTGATGCCAATCTAAAAGATGAATTTGATGTCTTTATGATATAGTAAATTCCATTATTTGTAAGAGGTGTAATTGGATTTGATGCAGTATATACTACAATATCTCCAGTTTTATAATTGTGATTATTAATTGTTATTGTAGAATTTGCAGTTCCAACGCCAACTGCTGTTGATGCGAATGAAACAGGATTGACGACTAATTTTTTTATAATGTTATTGAATTTAAAATCAAAATATTGATTTGATTTTGGTAGTATATTTAAGTTTATATTATCACCTTGCATTAAATCAATTGAATCATCAACCGTTACAGTGACATTTACTTTTTTGGAATTTCCTGTTACTTGATTTTTGATGGATTCAAATTTGTGATTTGTTCCTGTATATGAAACAAAATAAACATAAGAAGTTGTAAATCCAACTTTTTCTGTAGAAACTCCAATATATTCATCACTAATTTTAACACAATATAGATTTTGAAAATTATTTAATCCAAATGTTGGAGTAAGAGCACTATTTTTTGATGCAATTATTGTAGAATTTATAGAAGTATAAGAAATTAAATCTCCAGTATTAAATTTGTGATTTGGTAAATATATTGATCTTGGTGGGACAGATTTTACAATATCATTACTTCCAGAAGTTGCTACAATGATATTGGTATAATTGCTTCCAATTCCAACAGAAGTATTTGGGTTGAAATAATATGAATAATTTGTTTCAATATTTGTTGGTATTGATGAATTATTATTAAATGTAAATGATTTTGGCAATAAACGAACTATACTTGTTGCTGTGTGTGCTGATCCAACAGTAGCGTTATATGCTCTTTGAACTCTATATCTGTTGTTGTAATTATCAAGATTTAAAATTAATAATTGTTCAGAATCAATTTTTATGATACTATTGGGTGTAAAATTACCATTTGAAGTTGGATCTGAAATTGAAATGAATGTAGTAATTCCAGTAGTACTTGTATCACCAATAGAAACAGACAGCGATGAAACTATTGTTGAAACTTCAATTTTTTTCAAACCTTCTGCATTTTTGTATAATGCAGATGAAATACCAGAAATTTCAATAATGTCTCCGTCTATAAAATTATGAGGAACTGTACTAAATGCGGTAACTTTTTTATCTAAAAATGAAAAAACAAGATTATTACTTGTAATTTCTGAAGATGCAATTGATACAATATTTTTTCCTAAAATTTCTTTTACGCTGGAATTGACATTTGGATCATTTAAAAATACTACATCATCTCCAACTTTATAATTAGAACCACCATCTTTGACATTGATTGTAGAAATGCTAGATTTTTTTGTAAGAATTACTTCCAAATCAACGTTAGAATTAAAATTATCATCAAAGAAAAGATATTTTTTATATTTCTCTGATATTCCCTGTGGTGTGATATTTCTTTTATATTCTCCTGTGTTTAAATATGAATCTGATTGAGTTTTTAATACATCATAATTGAATGAATCAGTTGCATTATGATGATTGAATGTTACATATGGAAATACTGGTTTTTTATTTACATCCAAAGTTGAAAAATAAGCATATGTTCCATTTGGAAAATCAGAATTAACAATATATCTTCCATTATATTCATCAAGATCACCACTATTATCAAAATTATAATCTTCAATAAAATATCCACTTGGATATGATGGTCTTAAACTTGTATCAGAAATTGGAGTTAATTTATATCCAGACAAAATTCTTTTTAGACCACCAGTTCCAGAAGAATCGGCAATACTCTTTGCATTTCCATATGGTCCATAAATTGGATTACCGTCATATGCCCAACCAATAATTGGAGAATGAGAATTAAGCTCATCCAATTCTTCAAAGGTATTTTGATCCAAATTATCATTTAAAATTTTACGAATTTCTTTTGTTGCATAATATGAACCTATTTTATTTTCTTTAAATCTTGCTTCAGATGGAATTTGTAAAGTTCCTTTATATTGTTCTGTTTCTAAAATATTTTTATATTGCTCTACTGCATTTATTGACCATTTTTGAATTTCGGCATTAAAAAATGCACCAGATCCACGAGGTATTACTCTTATGGTAGTATTATTTTTTAAATATCCTTTTCCGCCATTTATAATCTCAATTGATGTTATTTGTCCATTGGAAATATTTGCTTTTAATTTTGCATAATTTCCTGAACCAATTACTTCTAAAATCGGTGAAGTTGTATATTCAGATCCTTTGTCTATAATATAAACATCTGAAATTTCTCCACTATCATTTACAATTGCTTTAATTGAAGCATTTTTTCCAGTCTGAAGAGTTATTTCTGGTCTTCTTATTAAGTTTATGATATTTGTAACACCATAACCAATACCACCTTTTTTCAAAAATACATTTTCAACTTTACCACTTACAGTAGCATATGCAGTTGCAGTATAATATGATGGAATTGAAGTTGATGAAATACCAGTATTTCCAAAAATACTTACAGTTATTGGTGGATAATTAAATGTATGTGTTCCGACTCCAATATTATTTAAATTTGTATAAATTTTATTATCATAATCTATAGAGGTTATACTTGAAGCAGTTCCAGCATAACTTAATTTAAATTTATTTTCATCTATTACTGTAACTTTATAATAATTTGAAGTTGACAATCCAGATATTACAGTACCATCAACAGAATATGTTAGTACGTCACCATTTTTATAATTGTGGTTTATTGCAAAAATATAATCATCATATGTGTTTATGCCAACAAAAGTTTTAAATATATCTTTTTTCTCTGAAGGTGGATATGCAATAGAATCAACCACTACTTTTTTATTTGAATAAGAACTTCCTGGATTTTGAATTGAAATTCTATCAATAATATTTTTAAATTTAGAAGATTTAAAAATGTGTGTTTGATTTCCAAAAGATACAAAATCTATAAGATTTGTTTTTGTTAGAGCATTTTCTTTTGATGCCGCAATGGAAAATGAAGTTTCATCATTTTTTGAAATATAATAAAATGCGTTATTTGTCAAACGAGATGTTGAAAATCCAACATTTGTGCTTCCAATTCCAATTGGAAGACCAGAAGAAGTATAAATTACTTCTTCCCCATCAAAAAATTTGTGAGAATCATCCAAACTAATTAAATTTGAAACTAAATTTACTTTTGAATCAGAAAAAGAAACATAATGTTGATAAGAGGTCATTTTTGCTTCAGCAACACAACCAGATCCATTGCCACCTGAAACTTTTACTATTGGTAAACTAATATAATCAAATCCAGGATTTTCTAAAATTATTTCATCAATACTTCCAGATAAATGTGGATATGCTTCTGCTCCAGATCCAGACGAATCTACAATTGAAATAGTTGCAGGATTTGCAACATCATAATTTGATCCGCTTTCCAAAACATTGATTTTTTGTAATTGACCATAAAATACAGAATCATTTGAGAATGGAGAATGTAATTCCACACCATTCAAAGAAACTCCAATTGGACCATACAGTGGTGAATTGCTTGTATTTTTTTCTGGATTTTTTAAAATTCTTTTAAAATTATCTTGATTTTTTAAATTATTTCCATAAAGATCTGCTGGTGTGATTATATTTGTATTATCTCCAGATCCATCAAAATTTAAAAAATTATTTGAATATATGTTTAATCTACTTAAAGATAATTGAATGGAATTATCGTTCAATTTATTTACATAATAATAACCAGATGATATGCCAGTTATATCCGAAGATGCTTCTAGATAAATTTTATCTCCAGTAATAAATCTGTGAGAACTAATATTAATTACACCCGAAGATGCAGAGTTTGACGTAAATGTTTTTGATCTGTTAGTTGTTTCTAATGCACTATATGATGGGTAACCAGAAAATGCAATATAAGTATTTTCATCTTTATCAATAAATGAATTTTGAATATCTGCAAGAAGACTATTTAAATTTAAATTACTAGAAACAAAATTTAAATTTTTCTTAACATAATATTCTGTATTGTTATCTAAAGATCCTGTTGCAATTTGAAATTGAGTGGAATTTAATACACGAGAAACTTCAGAAGAACTTACTATTGTTGAATTTGTTGATTTTTTTATAATATCTACATTATCTCCTTTGTGTAAAAAATGTGAAGATTTTGTTGTTATTGTATTTGTTGCCGAATCTACAGATTGAGTTTCTGTGTATGAAATATTATTATAAAACCAAGTGGAAAACTTTTTATCATCTAATGAAGTTTTCTCACCAATATATTTTAATTTGATTTTATCACCAGGAAGAAAATATTTTGTATTCTCAACTCCAGTAGAAAGATCTGAAATTGCACCAACAACTCTCATTTTGCATATTGAGTTTGTATCATTATTTTCATAACCATAAACAAAATTTTCATCTATAATAGATGTATTTTCAGTTAATGAAGTTGTAAGTCCAACACAACCAAAAAATTGATTGTGAGATTTTGATGTATATTCAATTTGGTTGTAAACATTATTTTCTTCATTCAAATAATAAAAATTACCAACATCTTTAAATCCAATAGTGGAATCTACGGTAATAACATTAAAAGATGGAGTATTTCCAATTACTTTAGTTTTATTGCTAATTAAAAAATTTCCATTAATGGTAGATTTTGGAAAACTGATTTTATAATATTTTTTATTCCCCAAATAAACATCTTCTACATTTGATATTGTTCCACTTGCAGTAGGAAAATCAAAAGAATTTTGATATAAAGTAGTTTCTTTAAGATTGGTTGGATTTCCATTTAAAGATTCTACGATCATTTCATCAACACTTATCCATTCTGCTTCTGATGGAGATATTGTATTGTCAAATGGTTTTATGATTTGGACATTTTTTCCAAATAAAATTTTAAATAAGATTTTAATAGCACTATCAGTTCCCTTTGAACTATAAAAATCTTTTGCTCTAGTTAAAATATTTTCAACAGACACTCCAGGAGCAAAAGATCTATTTTCAAATCCAGGTAAAAATTGATATTTGTATTTTTTGAAAAATTCTTGTACAAATATAGAACTCAAATTGCTAACTAAAGATCCAGATAAGTGTTCTTCTGCACTAGTTGAACTAAAAGTTAAAAATTCTGGACTACCTTCAGTTTCAATTTGAGAAATACCACTAAAACCACGAATGCAACCAGTAAAAGAATTTGTTGTAATTCCAGTATAAGTTATAATTTCATTATTAATCTTTAATAACCCATATTTTGATGGGAATCCGATAGTTGTGGTTACATTAATTGTATCATCAAATGCCAATACATCAGATGTCAAACTTATAGAAATTGTGGACAATCCAACATTACTATAAGTATCAATATGTTTGTATGAAGGGATATTTTCTGCTAGATCTACAATAGAATATTCAAATTCTTGAGAAATGTAATATTGATTTAAAAATTCTTTAAATAAAGGATTTTCTTCATTCAAAAATTCTGGAATTTGATTCTCAACAATATTTGAAATTTTAACTTTGTTTTCTAACATCTTTATCTCGTATACTTTTTATTGCTTGTGAAACTAGAAGGTGGAACGTAAGAATTTCCAGATTTATTAGACCCAGAAGATATTGGATCTTCTATAAGATTTAGTAAACTATTACTTGTAGTATCTAGGACAATATAAAGATTTTCTTTTGCAATAATGTCATTTGAATCTGGAACAACTTCAACTTCAATTCCAACAGAAGATGCTGTAGATGTAATAGTTAAAGGATATAATATAATTTCTCCTTTTTCATAGTTCACTGTTCCTGCATTATTATTAATAAAATTTGGAGATCCATCAATTAAGGTAAAAAATTTAATTTTTCCTTTTTTTCCTGTAGAATCATCTGGAAGATCAGTCAAATATATATCACCATCCACTCCGCTTATTCTAAATGATGTTGAACGGATATTAAATCCATAAACATCTGCATGAAATTTATTTACAAAACACAATTCATAGTTTGCGAGTATATTATATGCAGGAGAAAGATTTCTTCTCATTTTCAAAAGAGTAATATTTGAAGTTATACCTTTATCTACGTTATCAATTAATGAAATCAACTTACTATATTTAATTCTTCCGCCAAAAGAGTTAATATCAGAAGATTTTGAATATGAATCAATTGTTGATTGAATTCGTGTATAAAGATTTTCTTTGTTTGATACAAAACTTGGATCATATGATACTGTTGAATCATATTCAACATACAAATATTTCAAATCAATAAATTCTTGCTTAATTCCTGCTACTGTATACTTCTTTAAATTGTTTTTGATTGAATTTTTTGTAACGTCCGACAGAATTTCTCCATTTTTTGGTTTAATTGTGATGTAAACTTTTCCATATTGTGGAGGATCAAGTTCTTCCCCACCATATGCGCTTACTGAATCAACGTTTGAGTATAAAAATGGAATTAGACTTGTGTAATCATTGGACGTAACTGCCCTGTATTGCGATGCATAGACCCTTGGAGCAAGATATTTGATCGTATCTATAGATTCAATTCCATCTCCGTTTTCAGACGATTGTAGAGTGGTGAGAAGAGATATACCAGAAGTGACTGGTTTGTCAATTCCGTTCTCCACATAAGATAAATTACCAGAAAACGTGAAATTTGCACCACCATTGCCATCAATTCCGTTCGTTACAATGTATGATGCGGTAATTGTGCTACCATTTTCTGGATTTTTGCCAAAAATATTATCGCCAAATAAAATTTGATACTTTTCATCATCAATTTCTTGAATTAAAAAGATTTTTGAGTTTGATTCTACTGTAAAAATATTTGTATAGAGTTCATATTTTTCTGATGTGGTGCCAGTAACAGAAATTCTAACTGTTGATGTGTCAATATTTGCATTTGGTAAGATATATTTTGCATTTCCTTGTGAATTATCTACATTAAACGTTTTTCTTAAAAATGTTCCTTCATAAATCTCAACATTATCAAATGTTGCAATCCCATTACTATCTGGAGTGATGGAAATATCCTCTGGAATTGAAAAAATGTAGTTTCCACCTTGAACTGACCCTAAAGCAACTACGCCAGCATTTAATTTTACTAATCTTGTATTAATATTGCTAACATCTACGCTAAAACTAATCTTTGCTTTTGCAGATTTAACAGATCTTGGTACATATCCAATATTTCTTGCTAAAGAAACTACATTTTCTCTTAATGTAGAGCTATCAATGAAGGACTCATTGATAGCCATATTGGTATTATATGATGTAATGTAACTATTATAAGCAAGAAGATCAATTAAAACTGAAAAATTAGATCCTTCAAAGTCAAAATCAGTGAAATTAGGATTTGATCTCAGATAATCTTTAATCTGGGTTCGTAAATCATTAAAATCTAAATTTGTAAACTGATTGAAGGACATTATACTCTTGTTGGTTGTAAGATGAATTCTATATTTTGTGTCGGAAATGGTAACCCAACAATATCATAAGAAATATTAATGTTTAATTCATTTGTATCTGCTGGTTCATCAATAAAAACAGTTCTCAATTTGATCCTGGGTTCAAAGTTATTCAACAATGATGTAATTTCTTCTTGTAAAAATGAACTTATGCCTGAATTTTGCAACTCAAACATTGAATTCTCTACTGATGTTCCCAATAAATCATTGAAAAATCTTTCACCAAGACGAGTTCTAACCAAATTGACAACAGATTTTTTAATTGCGTCCTCATTTTTGAGTGCAATCACATCATTCGTAACTGGATGCCTCGCAAAAGACAAACTAATGTCCTTAAAACTACGAGAAATTGTTACCGCCATTCATCTTTTTATACTTTAATATATCTATAATACTTTTTTACCAGTTTTTTCCGTAAACTGGTTCAGTTCCATACTCCCAATCATCATAATCTTCATCATTTCTAATCTTTTCGTGAAGATCAGTTTGTTTTTTTAGATCGTGCTTTGGTGCTCGATCATCCATAAACTCTTGAATCACTCTTGTTGTGAGTTTTGCATCATAATCTGTAACTAACTTCGTAGTTCCCCACATTTCCCTCATATAATTTGAATTTCTATCTACTGGTAAATTAGACATTTTAACTCCTGATTGTAAAATCAGAACTTTTTAAGGGGTTCCTATCCCTTATTTCTATCTATACTATTTTGATTCTTTGAATTCTGATATATTATTTCTAGAAAGTGTATAATTCTTTTGTATTCTGATTTCTGAATTACAAAAAGTCCAGCATTCACCACTATGATCTAAAAATACAACCCATTCAAAATTATGTTCTTGTGAACGATCAATCAAAAAAAATGCCCAACCATTACCTTTGGGAGTAATGACTGGGATTGTAGGGTTTAATTGAATCATTTATCGTCCTTGTCCTCTATATTTTTTACGTGCTACATTACGACTCGTAGCACTATATTTAGTATTACGTCCATCACCTTGACGAGTATTCTTTGGAACACTTTCAATTTGCAAATCCTTCCGACTTTTTTGTGCCATCTTTAATTCTCCATTTAACGGTTTTATAAAACGGTTTTTATAACTTCCAAAAACATTAAAAATGTTTCTATAAGATCTTTTAAAAACCTTACAGAAACATTCTATCATATCACATGACTTTAAGTCAACTCAAATAACTCGCATCTTCTCATGTCCAACACGAATTCTTGGATCACACCAAATCTCATAACCTGCATCTTTTGCATCAAGACAGAATGAGACATCCTCGCCACACATGTCCTGTACTTCACCACTCTCAAATTGTTGCATCTTTGGTGCAAACCAAGGATACTCCAAACTCTCAAATACTCCCTTCTTAATTAATACCCATCCAAATCCTGTGTAATCCACTGTAAATGGTTTGCGACGTTTGCTCATCGTATCACCATTCTCATGATTCATAACTCCACCATTGGTCCTGAAATCATCTTCCTCTAACCAATGTGCAACAGATGTGGTGTGACCGTCTTCGGTCATATACCATCCAGCAGCAATATCTTTATCCATTGCTACAAGACGATAAAACTTCTCCGTGTCAAATACAATATCACTATCAATCCATAACTGATAATCATACTGCAATTTTCCATCCCATGGAACTTGCTTTGGTCCCCTTAATACATTTGCTCCAAGTACCTTACATCTCGCAAAATTAACCATACTTGAATAATCTTGACTAATCTGTATACTTGCTCCACTCTGTACTAAATCAAAACATAATTGCACAAAGTTCTTCAAATACGTGTAAGATACTCCTCGTCCTGGTAAACAAAATACCACTGACTTTCCACGAATCATTTCCTTTGCTGCATCTAAATCAAAATCATCCTCTGATTTTACTCTAGGTGCTGCTGCCTTAACTGTGAATCCTTTAGCCATAAATTTCTTTCACTATACATTTACTATTATACCATTACAACTTATTCATTGCAAGGTACTTCGTTTTTATTTAGAATTACTGTGATGTCCTCATTTCCTCCCCCACTCGTCCATACAAGTCCTCTGATTAATTTCAAATTCTTTTGTAAGTCTTCCTGGGCAATTTGTTCAATTACATTCACACCCCGAACTGAAATATTATAAGTATTCATCTTCTTCTATCTTTTGAAATAAGTCCTCCACATCCTTCCTTAAACTATCATTGATAATTAACATCTTATCAGTATCTAACCGATGTTGGATTGTCTCCAATAATACATCCTTCTCATAATCATCAAATTCAAATTTCATAACTCTTACCCATTTTTTACCTTTTGTTTTTATATAGCACTTTAACTTTTTTACACAAAAAATTTTGGGGAAAATTTTTTTATTTTTATTCATAATCCCTCGGACGCTTTCAAAGGTTTGTAGGTTAGGGTAGTTTGCCTTTTTAGCTTTAGGGGGGCATCGGTTAGGTATAAGAATACAACAACACAATATATAACTGTCAAACAGTGCTGTTTGATTATAATAGACGAACAATCACGAATACTTATATTCAGTACTGTGTGTTGTTATAATAAACTATATGGGGGGTGTCCTTATAACGAAGGGGACGATATAAGTGCTTATGTAACACTGTGCGATTCAAATAAGAAACTATATGGGGGGTATCCAAAAAGACGAAGTGAGTGTGAGTTTATCAGATAGTGGGGTTATAGTTAGCACACAGAACTGTGTACAACGAACAGTATAGCACAGGACGAACCGAATAGCAAACTATATGGGGGGTGTCCTAATTGAAGGACTGTTAGTTTGTCATACTCTCACATACTATAACGAACATATGCTTATACTGTGCTGTATGACGAACTGCTATAACGAACTCTTATACATGACGAAGAGTTATACACAGGTTTTCCACAGTTTCTTATAAGTTTTCCACAGGTTTTTCACAGGTACTGTCTCAACGACTGCTTATATCCTCAATAAACGAATCTAATAACTCAACGGCATCATAACCTTCATCCGCCTTTCTGTCTAACACATCACATAAAATCGTAATCTGTTTGTATAAAGGCACTCTCATTCTTTCCGTTGGTCCTAGATTCTTATACTTTTGAGGTCTCATTAGTTTTGTCCCGAAACTAGGGTTATTTAGGGGGGGTTTCGGGACAAAACTATAATGTCCTTCAAAAGTATTATAAACACTAGGTTTTTTGTCAAGATGTGCTGTGCCAGTCCTAGAAGAGTCTGTGAGGCGCTTGACAATTTCTGCGAATCATGGTAGACTGCAAGCCTAGACCCATAAAAGACAGAGCATTTATGAAGCGTTAACACACTATAAAGTAACTAATATATAGCACACTACAAAACACCTAGTTATGTTTTTTAATACATTTAATTTAGTTATGAAATGTAACGTAATTGTGCTGTAATTGATAATCTATGCTTATGAGCATGAGAAATAGAGTGTGAGAGAGTAGAGAGATAGACTCAATATCGCACATTAGATGATAAGGCAATGAGTTCATTACGAATGTCTAGGACTTCATATTCATCATCACACTCTGCTAGATCTACTGGTGTAAACTCATTCAGGTTAATTGTGTTATCAGTGTAGATAGGAGAATAGAATAGTTCATAATCTTCACCTAACGTATAAACAGCACCGTGATCTTCTTTGTGTAGGATAAGCATGTTAGTTTTGTTGACAAAGTTGGATAGCATCAGTGATGGATGTAGTCAGATACTTACAATCACCATTGTGGTTACATACGGCATAAACCTTTTGTTGAGTTTGAATGTCGTAAGTGAAACGGATAGTCATTAGGTTAGTTGATGAATTGATGAAAGTCAGGCACGTAAAGGATTTCTACTGGTCCTTCGTGATCTTCATGAGTAAAGATTTCTCCCCATTCATAAAAGATTGATCGTGCATTCTGTCTATGTTTCTTACCTTTCTTGTTGAGAAGTTTATGAAACCTTTTGTCAACTTGAGAGAAGGTAATATCCATTTGATCATTTAATTGTTCATCAGTCATTGGTGTTATCAAGTGCGGTATGGACTTTATCAAAGAGTGAGTTTAGATCAATATCATACAACTCTTTGATTTCATCCCAATCATCATGAAACTCAATGAGAGTTAGGATACTTTGTAAATCTTCTTGATTAAACATTGGCAAGGGCAGATTGATCTTGTTTTTGTGATTTGATTTGTTTTTTGAAGACTGACTTGTTCTTTTGATTGAATTGTGAAGGCAATTTTGTTTTACCTTGCACTTCATCAATCAGAGAAATAAGATTGAGAAGGAAATACTTTTCCATCTTCTGTGAAGTCGTCATCTGCTTTTGATTGATTACTCCGTAATCATAGCACGGAAATGGGGTCTCTGCTCTTTTACTGTGCCAGTTCTACGACTGGCACATCGCATAATGAGTCTCGTGTGGGACAGGATAACCTATACACCACACAGAGCACGTTGAGTAGATCCTGATGCCTGACGATTCAAAGAAACACCAGCACCAACATTTGACCCAATAGCAGCACCTTCACCACTTCCACCATTCATTTTACGAGCACGTCCAAATCGCATCGTAGAGAGTTTATCACTCACTGCTTTTGCATCATCGTGAACTCGGTTCTCTTCTTTCTTCATCTCAAACAACCGCAGTGCTACTTTATCAGCAAATGCCTTACGGAAATTAAGTTTGAAACTGCGAGATACACTCTTACCAGTCAGATTAGATAGAATCTTCTCTGCTTGATGTGCAACCTCTGCTTCTTTCTCCATTACTTGATTCAAGTAATCAAAATACAGTTTCACTTGAATCTGTTGTGCATCAGAACCAATAACCTGAAGAGATTTCACATCACCATTCTTCATATATGCTTTTGCATCATAAAATGTTGCAATCGCATTCAAAAGAGTCGTAAGTGCATAGTTCGCACGTTTGAAAGTAGCAAACGACTCATCAAATACTTGAGTTTCAGTTGCTTCAGTAATCGTAACACCATACTGTTTGCAAAGTTTATCAATCATCTTTGCAGCAGCATCTGCTTCACCATCAAAAGAAGTTCCTTCCTGAAGTTTCAGGATGGACTGAATCTTGGAGATGACTTGTGAACGGTCCATGTTAAAAGAATAAAGATTGAGACTTGTGTGGGACAGTGCGACCTGCTCCCTCCACCCTTTAAGAATACCACATTTTCAGGTCTGTGCTCTTTTACTGTGCCACTAGAACAAGTGGCACATGGTATCATTGGACTCATGTGGGACCTGTTACACTAAACAGCACCGTAGAAAGGATTACCAAGTTGTGGAAGATTACTATTGTCAGCAGTGACAATATAACCAAGTGAAACACGGTCACGGATAGCAAGAGATTTCTCAACACGATTGAGAAACTTTTTAGACATTTGCTCTACACCTTCCCAAGAAAGAACTTGCAAACACCATTCTTTGCTAATATCACCATAAGGAGTTTTGACAGGATAGTATTGAACAACCATCGTGCCGTCTTTAGAATGTAAAGTAGGAAAATCAGTCATTAGAATAAGTTCAGAATTGAGTGTCAAACACATAACCATTGCCGTTGAAAATAACATCCAGATTTTCAAATGATGCTTCCCAATCAATCTCTAGAAAACCAGGAAGATCAACAACATAACAATCACTTACATAATTTTCTGCATAAGATGCTTTGGATTCCCATTGCCCACGATAAGCATCTTGAAAGTTATCACCAACCAAAGAATGAAGACCAAACTCTTCAATGAAAGCATCTACAGCACCATAAGAATACTCTTCACCAACAGTTACATACTCTTCATAAAAATTGCGAAAATCTGCTTCAGAGTTCTCATCAATAAAATTGATAATGTCTTCCAGAGAATAAGAATCTTCTAGAAGTTCTTCAATTTTGCTTACAGTTTCCTGTTCGTAAACTTCTTTGTAATTCATAGTGAAAGGAACAGACATTGGTTTTCTTTTGATTACTCCGTAATCATAGCACGGGTTCGGGTCGTTTTGGGAATGTTATGGACACTTGCACAACTGGCACATCACCAATCATATTTCCTAAACACATCCTCTACATTTGCATCAGCATCAAATAACACATAAACAATATCATCGTATTGCTCATTAACTGATTTCAGCAAATCTACCAAACAAGGCATACTTTCTTCGATATAAAAACTATACATCTCTGGGTCAGCATTTACCAGAGAACAAGTATCACTATGAACATAAGAAACTTTATCAATCTTTTGTCCCTCTAAAGGATGAAGGTGTGCTGTTGATAGTGTGAGGATTTTAGAGATTTCCATTTGATTTGTTTAGTTGTTGGTTTATTATCAGTTAGAATAATTGATTTCGTGAAGAAAAACTTCTGCTTCACTCAGACCTTGATTATACTGAATCAGTGCAATTTCATCATTAAGTTCTTTGATTGACACAATTGTGTAATCATTGCCCTCAATGGGGTCTGGGTCATTCCAGACCAAAGTTGCACCGTTTTTCAATTCTTGAGTGAGTGTCATTATTAGAAATCATCCAAACAGTGACGGTATTCTTGATTGAGACGAATCATAACATCATCCCAAAACTCTTTGTCATCATCATCGTTGTATTGATTGTTTTCTTCAACCAAACGAATCAGATTGTTGAGATCATCAGAAGTGAGGTAATTCATTTTGCAGGATAAAGACAGGAACTAGGATGACCAGGAACAGCAAAAACTTGCCCTCCTTTTGCGATACATTTTGCTTCAATTTTTGGATTGGTGATAGCAAGAAGACCCGCAGCAACTACGAGAAGCACAAAACCAGCACCAAGAATAACAAATACTTCAAACCAAGTTGTGTTGTTGCTCATACAATATCCAGAAGAGTGAAGAGTTCTCGTTGTGTTTGAGTAAACAAAGTATCAGGTTCAGGATAGTCATAGAGTTCTTCCTGAAACTCTTTGTAGTGATACAACATATCACGCAAAGCAGTTAGTTGTTTGTCGGTCAGTGCTTCTTCAATCATTAGAACTTTCTCCATTAAATCAGGCATTGTAAATGGCATCACGGCAGGCATTAGAAAACTTATCAGCAACTTTTGTGTAATCTTCTACACGTTGCATCCAATAACTTTTATGATCCACAGATTCTTCTTCATAACGTTTCATCAGTGCAACAGCACTATAAAGTGCCGAGATCATTTCAGTTTCCTCATTGAAAGTAAAACCAGGAACAACAGGCATCAGTTTTCTCTTGATTACTCCGTAATCATAGCACGGATTGAGTGGGTTTGGGCGATTGTATGGACAGTCCAACAACTGGCACATCTCATCATTGGACTCACAAGAAACGGTCTATAAAGAGTCTTAAAATGTGCTTTCCTTTGTTCACATCAAACTTCTTATCAAAAACTATCATTAGTTCACTAATAAGGTCAGCATAAACAATTGGAACTCGTATGTGCTTTGTATCTCCTGTATTCTTGAACTTCTTTTCAAATGGCATAGTTTGTATGTGGGACAGATACAATTATCTATACACACAACTCTCCTTTTACAAAAATAGCATTCACCACATTCTCAAGTTGCCGAGCAATCTTATCCCCATAGTTGTTATTAACAGGGATAGTGATAGTACCAAAGGGTTTGCGATAAAATGCAAACTCTCCTGCTTTCATCTTACCTTCTTGGATTGCTTTGCGATCTTCTTTATGAACTCGTATGACTCTACCGATTGTTTGGCACATCTCAATCACAGGAAGATTACGAAGCATAATACAATGAGTAAGTCCGTGTACGTTCATTCCTTCACTCAAAATGGAATAATGAAACACAATGAACTTTTGTTGAGGGTCATTACCAAACTCGGTCATAATCTCAAAAAATTTCTCACGACTGACTTTCTTCTTATTCACATAAGCACCGTGCTTGGATGTAACGTGAAGTACAGCATAACCCATATCATTGAGTTGTTTCAGCAAATCACTTTCAGTGAACATATCCCAAATCACACGAGTGCTTGGAGCAGCAACAAGAACTTTGGGGACACTATCTTCATCCATCTCATTGAGAATACCAATAATGTTCTCTGCATCCACATAAGCAGCATTCTCTTTGGTGCGAATAGTCTTTGCTTCGTAAGTATGAATACGAGGAGGAATAATACTACCAACATCAATCAATTCTTGTGCTGGAATAGAAATGATTTTCTCTCCATACACAGCAGTATTATTCATTGATTGCTCTGCATTTGTGAACTTGGGAGTTGCCGTGAAGAAATAAGCATTATCAGCATACTTGGAAGTGTGAGCAATACCAACAAAGTTGCTTGGTTTCACACAATGATGTGCTTCATCAAAATAAACAACATCAACACTGATTTTAGCATCATTCACACGACCCAAAGAGTTATAGGTGGTGAAGATGAAGTTGTGTTTACCAAATGTAAGTGCAAGTCCATTCTGCTCTACAATCACATCTGGTTTTGTAGAAGAAACGTGATGAGATTTTGTGCCACTATGACATTGCATAATAGAAATCTGAAAATCTTTGAGATATTCTTCAAATTCAAATGAAAGTTGTTCGGAAAGAAGAATTCTCGGACAGACAACAACAAATGTCATCGGTTTTTTTGTATTGATGATGCGTTGCCGAGCATCTTCCATCATCACTATTGTTTTACCCGCACCAGTAGGAAGATAACAAGTTCCCTTAATTTTAGATTTAATAGCATCAAGAGTTCTTTGCTGGTAGGGATAAAGTTGCATAAAATCAATTCATCAATACAAGTATTGTAGCACGGAAACCTCGTGCTCGGTCAATTATAGGGACAGTTCAACATTTGTCCCAATGGTAGAATTTTATATTGATTTTTTCTGTTTCCACCATTTTTTTATACTTTCAGACCTTTTTCTTTTAGTTTCTTCACTTTGGGGTCTTCCAGTGTTTGCTTTTCTTTGTTTTTCTTTTGTTTCTTCATGATGTTGTTTAACTCTTGGATTTTTTCTATTACTATCTGCTATTTTATTTTTATATTCTTCATTATCATAAACACCGTTCTCCCATCTTTTTTTCATAGCAAGAGACATTTTTTGTTTTGTCTCTTCAGATAAATTTCTCCCTTTATCACTTCCACCACAACTATTCCTAACATAATTTCTCAATATACCAGTATTATCATGAATGATACCAAACAAAGCAATCATATACTCTTCGTGATTCATTGCTTGTTCTTTTGATAAATTATCTTTCAAAACTATTCTTCTTTCCTGTGGAGGAATACCACAAGTATGCTTTTGAGACATTCTATGGTACTTGTATCCCTTGTGGTGTTTTCCTCTACCAATATAATATGGAGTTTTATCTTCTCTTAAATATGCGTAAGTGTAATACATAAGTGGTGAAACCCATCATGTTATTATTTATAAATAAAAAATAACAATTAAACCTTTATTAAAGCCGAAGACAGGGATCAAACCTGCGACCTGAAATTTACAAAATTCCTGCTCTATCACTGAGCTACTTCGGCATAAGATGTAACTTATTTAGTATGTGTCCCGCGTGAGATACTTGATAATTAACCAAATAATCAGAGCAATACCACCAATCAGAAGAATAAACTTCCAGAACATATAAATCAAGAACAGGGCACCAATAACCAAGAAACCAGCACCATCTCCACCATCAGAACTAGATGATGTGGAAGAATAATCATCTACATCATCTTTATATGTCTTTGGATTGCTTACAGAAACTCTTTGAGCACCAGTCATACCTAATGCTTGTGCTTCTGCATCTTTACGAGTGATGCAGTTATCAACTCTAACTTTTTTGATATAGTTAGAGTCAGTGATTACTGTGACTTCCCAATCAGACATTACATAAACTCCATCATATAATAATCAACAGTAACTTCTAGTTCTGCTGCTTTTTCTTCTAGTTCCATCGCAAACTCATCAGCATACTCTGCGTCATCGTGTTGACAGAACAAATCAAGTGTAGAATCAAACATAATCAGGGAAGAATACAGAAGGAAGCACAGAACTTACGAACCCAATGTAGAGTATCAAAATACCCACGAGGTTTAGACATCACCATACTTGTATCCTTACGAGGATTATAAGCAACAGCAATGTACCTATAACAATCAGGTGATTCTTCAATCTCTTGAATCCACATTTGATTTACATCACCAGACTGCCAATCCCAACGGGAAGTAGTGTAGGAATAGATTTCGTTCATTTTAGTTAAACAGTTCAGCAAAGAAATCATTGAGTTCTTGATGGTCAAGTGCCAAAGAATCATAAGAAACACCATCAGGAGTTTTAGCACCAAAAGACATAGAACTTACAAACTTTGAGTAACTATCATAACGACGGGCACGATTATATAAACCCTCGTTGTTACCTATCCATAAAGCAACATTCCAGGTTTGATAGTTTGCCCAACCATTGTAAGTTTGTTGAAGAGTTTTAGTCATTTGCTTTGGTTGATTACTCCGTAATCATAGCACGAGATCGGGTCATTTGGGGGATTATAGGGACAGTGCTACAAGTGGCACAGCAGTATCACTTATTGCTCTCTTTTACTAATGTTATATCACCATATTGATTTGGATAAACTAACAGGCATACATCTTTTAATTTGTTCTCTGCTTTGTTAATACAAATTGTAATGTATTTTTCGCAGATGAAATCAACTACACCGTATGTTCCATTGTAATAAACTTCAACTCCTTTTGCAAATGTTATCTTTGGCATTTGGTAGGTAAAAAGCAACTCTCTTGCAATAGTATATCAGCATTATGAGATACTGTAAACCCTATTACAAGAGATGTTAAAGTAAAGCAGAAAATAATAAGACTACCCATTGTATCAATTTATACCAGAATGATTGGGTCTTGATTACTTATACAAATATGACCCTGCCCAGTCTGCACGTTTGTACATTTCCTCACGGGATGTATCATCCAGAAGATTATAACGCACACCTTTGGCAGGTGCTTTGAATGATGCTGCTTTATAAACATCACCAGTCACTTTATCCACAAAGAGATGAACGTGACTTTGGTTATAATCTTTCATTATAATCTTATGATACTTGCGAAGAGTATTGATATTAAACTCTGGCACACCTTGACCTTCGCAGAGTTTATCAATTTGCTCTTCGTGCCATTCTACATTCTCACCCTTTTCAATGTATTTGCGGTGAGAATCAATACGATACGATTGATAATTGGTGCGAAGAACCTCACAAAGAGTTTGAGTGTATTGAAGAACTTTATCAGCAGTCACAGTAGTCATTTGAAGTTCAGTTTGCGTTTGATGTGTTGAAGTGCTTGCTTTCGTGCTTTAAGTTGTGCTTTGCAAGTTCCTTTAGTTTTTTTGTTTTTGTTTGAGTTGTGTTGCCAATTTGGGGTAGTCATCTCCTTTTTGTTTGGTATGAACCTATTATAGGGTAAAACCACCCCGATTGGGGGTGTTATGTGCCACTAGAAGAAGTGGCACAAGATATATTTATCAGACAGCAACAGGTTCAGTCACATTTTCCAGAACCACAGAATCATAGTTATCCAGTGCTTCAACGAGTTCAGCACCAGTTTCTGCGTTAGTGATATTAACAATCAGTTGAGCACCAGCAGGGTTGGTGTCAACGAGTTCAGTAGCAAGAGCAATCAGTTTGGCAGACATTATAAAGAAAAGCAAGGTTAATAGTTGGTGCTTTTTAAGTCATCACCAGGACTATTGCAATCAAATACTCAAAGAGTATTCAATTTCAATTTCATCTTCGTCAGGAAGACCAAGTTGAAGACCAACAAAGTCTTCATAATCAACACCGAGAAACTTTTGTGCAAAATCCTCGTAATCATCGTGAAGAACACAAGTGTCAATCATCATAACCTCCTTGACTTGATGAATACATCATAGCACGGTCAGGACCGTTTGGGAAGTGTTGTGTGCCACCAGAAGAAGTGGCACACGGTATAATCAAACGTCGTAAAACTTGAACGTATCAAACTCATCTTGATAGAAGAAGTTATCAATTTCAGTATTGATTGAAAGACCCAACATAAAGTTGTAGTGGTCCATTAGAGAACGACAAACAGTTTCCAAACAATCAGGATACTTTTGGAAAACATTAGCAGAATCAAGAATCAACATCGGTTTTTGATTGATTACGAAGTAATTGTAGCACGGTTTGGGGTGCTGTGCTCTTTTAGTGTGCCAGCACCATAAGTGTCACAGGGTATCAACGTCCCCCAGCAATTCTGGGTAGTAGTCAGTAACCTCTGTGAGAAGTTCTTCATCAGTATAATCAGTAAGATTTTCTACCATAGTATCATAAACAAAACGTTCCATAGTTTTGTAATCCATACTCTCAATCATTTGCTGGACGTAATCTTCAACGAGTTGGTCACGGTCAATGTTTTTCATTTTTTCAAATTCAAGGATTTCAGAATAAAGGTCAGACATCAGACATCAATTTCAGCAAGTTTCTTTTGCTTTCGCAAGTCAGTAATCCTCATTTGAAGATCAGCAATATCCTCATACAATACCTCTGCCTCATCAGACAGATTGTAGTAGTGATATTCAGACCTTGCTTTTTTCATTTGCTTGAGAAGTTTCTCATACTTCTTTTTTGATTCTTTGAGATCCTTTTCGTAATCTTGAATAGACTTTGAGTAATTCATTTGTTGAGAGGACTAGACCAATAAGAACGGAAAACAGTAATAAGAATAACAGCAGTGCTAATAACACCAACCAAACCAAGATAGGTAGTGGCATCACCAGTAAAATTGAACGTGTTGGGCATCATTTGAGTGATTTACTTCGTAATCATAGCACCCCAGAGGGGTTTGTGCTTATTTAGTGTGCCAGTGCGACAACTGGCAC